AGACTTGAAGCCGTGATAGACGGAATACCAGTATTCAGAAACAAGACGATCATAGACTTCTGTGCAAGGACGCTTATCTACCTCGGCAGCGATACGATCAGTCGGCTTACCCATAGAAGAGATAAGAACGATAGAGTGGCCAGATGAATCAGTCTTGATCCATTCGCGGATAATAGCTTGTCCTACGCGACCTCCATCACCGGAAACATCCATACCGAATCGCTTTGGTTCTATACCTTCTTCTCGGCAGATACGCACAACCTTATCGGCAAGCTGAACCTCAAATTCAGCGGTATCGCTGGCAGAGAGTTGGATCACATGCTGTCTGGTGAGATATAGGACTCGGTTCTTGGTTCCTCTAACGAAGCCTAGTTTGCAGAAAGAACGCACCGATCCCCTCCTGCGGTGAATGCGGTATCAAACCCCGCAACTTTGACAAACCCATCAGAATCCCACAAAGGTTCATCAAGAGTATCAGAGTTACGAATGACATCAGCGGTAAGGATGGTTTGAGCGAACCCAGCCTTTGGCCACCAACCAATAGCATTACGCACATAGTCAACAGCACTCTCATCTCCGTAGCATTGCTTGAGCATCTGCATTTGTTTCTTCCGATCCATAAGGAACGGGAAAGGAGATGGTTCATCGGCTGGAGCTTGGAAGTTAGGAGACTTCATGCCGTTGTAGAACAAGCATACGCCCGTTTCAGTCTCCCACTTATCCATGTCCATCGTCACGGAATCAAAGTTGGTTTTACCTTTAGGCATACACCAGCGAGTATGCGGGTTGTCACCGGAGCTAGGGTTTCCGATACCGATAAATACTTTATCGTCGTTTGAAGAAAGATTGACCTTGGCGGTTAAAGACCCCATTTCCATTTCTGGTAACTCGTCCAGAGCCATACGGACACGATCATTCTTACGACCACGCGTTGTATCAATCGCCTTCTGACCTTGAGAACCCTGCTCAAACGCAAGAGCCTTGATCGCATTTCTGTAATCTCTTTCATCGTTTCCATCCCCTCCGCCCCATACGATCATGTGCCGATAGTCGATTAGGTTCCCTATCTTAACACGCATTGCCTTCCATAGCTTTGAAATAATGCCCCAGATACGATCCTCGGAAGCTCCGATAGTAGTAGTTGCAACCCAAGATGAAGTGCAAGTAGGAACGGCGCACCAGTCTAAAAGAACCCATAACCCAACAGGAAATGACTTACCCATCGAAGCCGCTCCAGCAAGAACAACATCGTCATTGTTGCAAAGTTCTTCAATAGTTCTCAACAATTGTGTGTTTGTATATCCGCGATTTTTGATAACAACATCGGTTGGCCATTGCATTTGGACGGCCTTGATGAAATGCTCAAACGGGGTGAGCAACTTAAACTCTGATAGATCAAGATTGTGCTTGGCGCAGTAGGTTTGCCCATACTGACCACGGGTTATCGAGTAGCAGAACAACTCAATCCCAAGATCATCCACATTGTCTGGGAACCACATTCCATACTTTTCTCTACCATTAGACCTTGACATGGGATCAGAATAACAATAAATAAATGTTTACAGCAAGATGAAATTAAAAGATCGCAACAGAGGGCCAGTTGGTGGGTGGACATTCCGCTACACAATTCACCGCAATCATCTCGACTTCCCAGCCATCGTTTACGGTTCCACTTGGAAGAATCTAATCGACAATATCCACAAAGATATGCGGTCAAACGCGCATGAAGTTCCAGTCGATCTTGAGTATCAAGTAGAGCAACAAATCTGCGAACGCCAACCAGCGGATCGTGTATGGATGCAATCGGGCGATATTGTGGCTAACGCAATCCACGGAGTCGCTGGCGTGATTGATAAATTGGCTGGAACAAAACTTGTGAAGAAAGCCAAGGGATGCCTCGCTTGCGGTCGCCGCAGGGAGAAACTAAACAAGATTCTATGATTATCGTTGACGATAAAGTAGAGGCGGAAAGCATGAACCATCAAACTTGCAAGTTATGCCAGCAACGCTTAATATACAAAAACACGCTCGCGAAATTTACAAGTGGGCAGAACTTCAACAGAATTAAAATATGATAAGTGTTGGCACTGACAATTTTTCACTTTTGAGCTTGGATGAAAACGGCAATCCTCCTAAAACTCGCATTTCCTCAAGTAACCATGCATGGTCTATCGCGGATAACCTTGCAAGAAATAATGTTGGAAGGGAGTCCAAAAGGATTCGTTTATACAAAGCATACAAAAGATTTAGCCCCACTGATTACAGCAAACTTGCTCAAAAGACACTTCCATTTTCCAGCAATGTTAATTGGGGCCAACTTGAATTTATTGTAAACAACCAGAAATCCAGCTACTACGATGTCATTACCGAAAGGCAAGCCTGCGCCACAATCAAAACGAAATTCGGCAACGAGAAAGAAAAACTCGTTCACTCCGAAAATATCACGCAAGCGTTCGACCAAGCGATCCGTGAATGGCCGGGCTACCTCTACAACAAAGAGCAAGACCTTGAAGAAATGTTGCTCTACGGAAAGGGCATTGGAATGTGGGAAAGCAATGTCGGATGGATGCCGAAGCATGTATTCCTTTCTGACCTTTTGTTTCCAGATGACATCAAGATTGATTTCTCAAATCTTGAAGAGTTCGTTGTTCGCCGCAGACCGACCCCCTACGAACTTTACAAAATCGTCGAAAAGGGGCAGGCCGCGCAAGACATGGGATGGAACACGGACGCGGTAATTGACGCTATCCGATTCCACAAATCATTTAACGAGCATAACAAAACCCGCGAAGATTTCTTCCGCACGATTAGCGAAGCTAGTTTCAACTGGGCATTGAGCGTCAACCAGAAGATTGACCTTTACGAAGTATACTGGAGGGAGTTCGACGGCAAGATTAGTAAAGGAGTTATCTTGCAGGATTACTACCCAATGGCGGAATACATCAACAAGAACCTACGCCCCGGTGATAAGATCAGCGAGGATATGGTTCGTCAGGAGCATGGGTTCCTGTGCCTCAAGGTTGGTATGTTCAACGACTGGTCAGAGATTCTTTATATGCTGACCGACTCGGTTGGTTCTGGATTGTTCCACGATATTAAGAGCCAAGCAGAAGCAGCGTTCGTTGCCTGCCGTCAGTATGACTTTACGATGAACGGGCTAGTGGATGCAGTTCGCCTTAACTCCATGCTTCTCTTGGAAGGACAAGGGCCAGACTCCACAAAAATGCTCAAACAAATGGAATGGCTTCCAATGTCGATCATGCCAGACGGAGCCAAGTTCGCGCAGAACCGTTTACAACTTCCTGTGGCAGAGTCGATGCAGTTCATGCAGTTCTACATGGGAGACCTGTATCGCGGCATGGGGCAGTATCGCATCAACGCACCAACAGCAGGTGGAAAGCAACGCACCAAGGGAGAAGCAGAACTTGATGCCGCTGAATCAGCTAAACTCTCTGGCACACAGATTCGCCGATTCAACGAATGCGAAACGCTATATTTCCGCGAGCTTTACCGACGCTTTGTATCTGCCACCCGTGATGATGATGGGTATGAGTATGTCCAAAAGTTCTACGACATCTTGGAAGAACTAGGCACTCCGAAGGAAGCGGCCAAGTGGAAGAACATTACGAGCGTCAGAAGCAATCTCATTAACGGTGCGGGAAGCCCAAGCTACAAACTTATCGTTGCCGAGAAGTTGGTTGGACTAACATCTGTTACACCAGCCAACGAAGGTCAAGAGAACGCAGTTAAGGACGCAATCGCGGCACTAGCTGGCAGGGATAATGTGGCGCGTTATAGGAATACCAAGAGCGCGAAGATTGACGATTCTGATCGTATCATTGGATTTGAGAACGCTGGAATGACGGATGTTTTCGTGAACCCAGCGAACTTCCCAGTTCTTCCTACAGACCCGCATATCGAACACGCGCAAGGTCACTTCGCAGACCTCATGCTCCAACTGCAAACGAATATGCAGGCGGTGCAGGCAGGCGCGGCAGAAGTCACAGAACTTGCCAAGGCAGTCCGTTCGATCCAGTTCAAGGGCGGTCACATCATGGCCCATGTGGAATACATTGCCAAAGACCAAGGCAAGCAAGACTTCCTCAAGCAGTTCATGCAAGGGATGGGAGAAGCTGGCAAGATGGGAGACGAACTCAACTCTGTTTACCAAGAGATGCTTCAAGCACAATCCCAGCAGCAAGGTGGCGGAATGTCCGAAGAAGACATCAAGCTCCAATACCTCGCTGCGAAGTCTGGTATCGAAATCGACACCAAGCAGAAGCTCGCAGACATCTCGGTTGGCAAGGCGGCAATCAGCCACGCCCAGCGCACAGAGCAACGCAAGCAGCAAGGCATTACTCAACTCGCGCTCCAGAAGGCCAA